TTCTATTATCCTAGAAAAGTAAAGGATGTAAAAGATTTCTTAGACCGATTTTATAAGACTGAAAATAAAAATGTAAGCTGAGAGATTGATAAAATAATCAGACAAAAAGAAGAACAAGCAAAAAAGAGATGAGAAGAATTTACTCCACAAATGAAAGCTGACCTTATAAACCAACTACTAATGGATGGAGAAGTAGAATGAATAAGTCTATGAAGCTGACACATGAAAAAAAGAAAAGTAGAAAGTATTACTAAAAATATGCTAGAATTTTACGAAGATCCAGTAGACGCACTCCTCCAATACATATCATGAATGACTGAGGCAGTAGAAAAAGCAAGACTCTTATGACAAGGTAAGAGATGAGAAATAAAGACTCTATGAGAATTTATAGCAGATGAATGAATATCTGGATATGACGCAGACGAACTAAAGAAATTATTACTTTCAAGATTCAATTATGCTCCTATGTGAGAAATGATGTCTAAGATGAAAGTGTCTGCAAACATAATCCATCTATGAAGTCCATCCTCAGCATTGAGTCAGTTAGCAGATATAAGTTTTTCTCTGATAGAGAACTGATTGGAAAATCTAATACAAGGATTGTCTAACAAATATAATCTAGATTTAGAGGCTCTATGAATTACAAACAGATGAGAGGAAATGAAAGCACAATGAAAGAATGAAACATGATGGGAAAAAGTACAGAGATTTACATTCAAACGAACATGATTCAATATGATGGATCAGTTCTGAAAGAAATCATTTGTGGTATCCACTCTAAACAAACTGATAAAATATGCTAAGAAAAACGATCCACAATTAAGAAAAGATTTAGAAAGGCGATTCGATGATCCAAAGATGATAAATGGAATAATAGAGGATCTAAAAGAATGAAAGCTATCAGAAAATGTAAATCTATTCTTGTTTACTAAACTAGCTGACGTGCAACCACTAACAAGAATGCAGATGACAAAGACATATCTACAAGCATGAAACTGGAGAGTGCTGTACGCATTCAAAACATTTGGAATTAAACAGCTAGACTACATAATTCAAAAGAGTAAAAATGAATTGAAAACAAACCCAACTCCTAAAGCATTATGGAATATAGCAACTATGCTATGAATTATCATGCTATGTTGAGCTACAGCTGACGAATTAAAAGATTTCTCCATGTGAAGAATGTACAACAGCTGGATATGGAGAATGATAAATTGAGATGATTGGAGCGTATCTCAGCTATCAGATAGATTCTGGGACAATCTAATAAAACTTACATGAATTACTAAATATTCTATATATCAAGCAAGGACTCAGTGAATAAAGAGTGCAGTAGAAGATATTTTCTTCTCATTACCATGATTAGATCTATTCACTTATCCTATGCAGGACATACAGGACGCATTGAGCGAAGATTGACTAGACTTTTCTCAGGCTTCAAGCTGGCAACTGATACCTATCGTATGAAAATATGGATACTGGCGAGCATGAGCTGGGCAAACAAAACAGCAGAACAAGCTAAATAAAGAAAAAAAGAAGAAAAAGAAAGGTAGCTGATGATGACTTAAAGGTAAAGTATAAATCTCAGAAAATGTAAAAAAATATATACCAGTCAAGAATTACCATTTCGATATAAATTATCCCGAAAATGGTAATTTTTGATTTTATCAAAAAAGTGTTTATAAGGCGGTTAATGAAGTAAGTATTTTAATTTCAAATACAGAGAAATGCAAAAAGAAGAATCTGATATGAAATCATTGTGATGATTAGATATAAAAGATTCAAAACTTCCTAAGGTAGGAAAAGGAATAAACGACAGAAAACCTTTTGTATTAGAGGGAGATGAGTTTTGCAAATTCGAAAAAATGGTACTAGATCAAGTAGCTCTAGGATTAAATGCTAACGTACAGAAAAATAATATCTTTACAGAACAAGCTGACATAGACGCAATAAATAAACCTGAGGAAAAATATAGGAGTAAAATGTTTTACTCTATACATACTACAAAGCAAGCTCTACGCTGGATGAATGATACTCAGGTAGAATTTTGTAGTAGAGATTTATACTCAGACAGAGAAGCTGACTGACTCAGTAGGTGCTACGAATACGACCATAAACATGAAAAATGGAATATCATGGATTTCTTTATGGGAGAAGATATCGACAGATACTGAATAGGAATACAAGTGGCTACATGATGGAATGACAAAACTAAAGCTCCAGTATATAAAAGAATACATCCTCGTACGATTTATCCTGATCCAGATGGATACGGAACTATAAACAACTTCAGACGATTTGGATTCTCTACTGTAATGGATTTAGAGGAATTTAAGAAACTAAATCTAAAGAGAAAGGATGAAGTACTAACTCGTATTAGAGGATATGAAGATCCACAAAGAGTACAGGCTGAGTGGCAAGAAAAGACAAATAGATGAATAGGAATGTGATATATCCAACAGAAAAATCTAGTGACTCTATACCATCACTACTGTACATGGAAAGATACTCCATTACTTGTGTATATGTTCGAGGACATAATACTAGATGTAGTATGTGTGGATGAACTAAAGCAATGTGAAGATAAACAATACAAATTTCCAGTAGTGTTATATTATGAAGATCCTGATAGTAGAGATCCACGAGGAACAAGTCTATGGGATATAATAGCAGACGACCAAAAGCTGGAAACTCTCCTAATGAATCTATTTAAGATAAACACTATAAGAAACGCTCTAGGAGGTAAGATATTTATGGATAGAAACATCCTAAATACAAACTTCGATACACTCAAACATCAGACACTCCAAAACCAATATTTCCCTGTGGATATAATGGATATGAGTAAACCTATAAGCAGTCTGATATTTGAGCTACCAGAAAAGGAGATGGGTGGAGATTTCTACTCACTACTAGATAGAGCTAGAGAAAATGCTAAACAGCAGACTCACATAGATAGTCTAACTCAGTGAGTAGCTGACTCTAAAGTAAAAACAGCTACAGAGGCAAGCGTAAAACAGCAAAACGCAAACCTACTCCAAGCTCTTACGGATCAGATATTGTGACGAGGTAGAGAACAGCATGCTCGATTATACTGGGTATACATGAGCCACTACTTCTCTCACAAAGATATAAAGAAAGTAAGACTGAACAAGACTATATCTAGTATCAGAGAGGTATTCAAAAGAGAGAATATCCTCAAATGACAATATGATATAGAAATAATAAACGCTAGTGAAGTAAAGCTCAGAAATCAGAACATGCTTCCTAGTCTAAACAACTGGCTTCAAATATGTGCTAGTGATCCAAACACTCCTCCATATACACTCATACTCCTAAAGAGAGATATAGCGTATAGACAAGGATTATCAAATAGTGAGATAGACGCTTTCTTTGCATATCCTCCAGAGCAAGAAGCTCTAGAAGAAAGAGATATGTTATCAGAAAATATTGATGTAGAATTTAACGACGAGGACGCTGACCGATTCTGTAAATTACAGGTATATCAGACGGCGAAAGATACTCCCGCTAAAGCTAGAGCAATATCTGCATGTATGCGATGATACCAACACTCTACACAGCAGGTAGAGCAACAGAACAACCAAATAAACGATACAGGTGCGATGTCATGAGCAAATAAGCAAATAGTGGCGAATACATGAAGACAACAACTGTATCAGCCAATGTAAAAGTTTTTAATCTTTAATTATTATAGACATGGCAAATTACGACGTGGATATGAAAATCGTGACTCCTGACGATATTCATAGCAAAGTATTTAAGCTCAAAGGAGATTATCTAGATTTCTGCATAGCAATAGCAGAACTTAGAGAAATTATAGATCTATGATGGAGTAAAATCAAAAGAGATCTAGTATATGCAGGAGTAATCAAAGAAGATACTCCAGTAGACGAAATCGATGAGGCAATGGTACGCTGACTATCAAAAAAGCAGAAAGAAGACCTTGCTAAACGACATGAAGAAAATGAGTGATCTGCATGATGAGCAGAACAATACGAAAGAGAAATAGTACAAAGCTATACATATATGAGGCAACTTGAACAAGAACTAAAGCAGTACAATGAAACAGTAGGAAAAATTATCCAAAGAATCAATTATTTTAATACTTTAACTAAATAAACATGACAGCAAAAAAAGTAAAAGAGGAAAACCTCGAACCAGTAGAAGAAACTACTGAAGCTACAGAAACTCCAGAAGTGGAAAATGAAGAAGTAGCACCTACTCCAGTGGAAGAAACTCCAGCTGAAGAACCTACTCCTGTAGAGGAAGAAGTAAAGTCTGAATTGACAGACGAGGAAAATGTGGAGATTGCTCCAGAGCCAGCTCCAGTTGAGCCAGAGCCAGTAGCTGAACCAGTAGAAGAAACTAAGGAAGAACAAGTATCTACTGAAAGTGTAGAAGAAGAATACAAACAATTCTCTACAATTACAGCTCCTGAAGAAATCAGAAATATTATCGAATTTTACTGAGTGACAAGTAAGGACTTGTACAATGGAAATGTAGATAATATGTGACTCAAAAAGGACGAACTAAAAGCTCTAAAAGAATGGTATGCAACATTAGCATAGTTTTATCATTTATAGTTAAAAGACATGGACTTGATAGACGCAATGTATGCGAATGAAATGCAGAAGACAGAAATGAGTCACTCGACTTATATCTTTCAAATGCAGAATAACGCAAAAAATGATCCATATATTACAGAAAATGCTCGAAAGTACGAAGTATATATGTGGCTCAGAGAACTAGGAAAAAGGATTCCAGATGTATCTGAGGAAGATATAGAAAAGAAAGCAAGCACCATAACAAAACAGGATCAGAGAGAATGGTGGCTATATGCACGAGCATTGATTGTATCTGAGTTCTACTGACTACCTCCACGTATGGCATACGATAGAGATAGTTATGACTGAGTACCTGATGATAAATTTAGGATGATACAGAGATACGGTAGAGTATCTGACGCATACTATAAGTATCAAATACAGGAGCAAGGAGAACTAACTCCTGATGGGAAAATCAAACAGCTAGAGCCAGTAAAAGATAATGAGATAAACAAGGT